GTGCGGAGCATCGACTCGTCCACCACCAGGCGGGCCTTCGCCAACCGGATGTCCCGAGCAAGGCTGGAGTACGCATCATTCAGGGCGGACATGGTGTCCATCATCTGCGTCGTAATATCCGCCCGACCCAACATCTTGAGCACGGGGTCTTTACGCCACTCCGGGTTCGGCATCACATTCGGAATGAACCCGGCAGTCAGTAGCCGCGTGCCGGTTTCGATACCGGATTCGGCGTCGACCATGATGTCCTCGGTCGCCGGATGATCCGGCAACGGGCGTCGCATCCCCAGGTTGTCGTCCGAGCCGCAGAACAGGGCGTGCTCAATCCGGCCCGGCGAATGGCGCTCCAAGTGCCGCCACACATCACCCTTGCCGTCCGACGGCAGTTCGGTCCAGAACGTGACCGCAGACAACATGTCGTACGTGAACTCCGGCAACGCGCTATCCGGGTCATGGAACGTCATCCACGCCGAATCATGCAAATCCGTGTTCCAACAAACCTTCGCGTAATAGCCACCCAACGCGGCAGCCGTCTCCTCCGCACCCAACAGCCCCGAATGGAACCTCGCGGTGTTCACCAGCTTGTCCAGCCGAGCAAACGCCGCCTCATTCGCCCCACCCTCACCAATCGAGAAACGAGGCGGCTCACCAGCCATCACCGACGCCATCGCCCGCGACACATCCGCCGCAATCGGCACATGCAAACGACGCGTCTTCTGACCAGCCCTGGGTGGCGCGCCAAAAATGCCGCGAGCAACCATCCCGCCCACACCACCGTTGTACTGCCACCGTGACATCGCCGGCTGCCCCGCACTACCGCTGTAGCGGTCCAGTTTCTCCAAGTCCCCAGTCCACCACGCATGCAACAAGTCCACATGCTTGTACACGCGGTCCATCGGCTTCGGAGGCCACGCAGAATGTTCGGCGAGCATGCTCATATCAGGGGCCTCTCCATAAGGTGCATCCAGTCACGTCGGCTTGTGTAGATCGCGTAGCGAAGCGCGTCGCAGAAGTGGTCGTCCTGCTTGATCGGGCGGTCCTCGCCCTTAGTTGACGCCTTGTCGTCCCAGCGGTAACCCGGCAGTTCTTTCAACAGGTTCGTGCAGCGGTCGGAAACGCGCAGTTTGTCTTGGGACATGACAGAGGCGACGGTTCGGATGCCGTCAAGTACCTTGTTGCTTCCCGTGCCCAGGCCGGGCCAGTCTCGCCCGTGTAGTTCCTCGCGGAAGCTTCTCGCGGAGGGGTCGATGAAAGTGAAGTCTGCGTACCCATTCGCGGTTGACCACTCGGTGAGACTGTCGGCGAGTTTCCCGTCAGGCAAGCTCCGTGTGGGTGCCCACTCGTTGACCACGTAAAGCCGTCCGTCGTCGCCTTCTCCGAGCAGGACGCCGGCGGTGGGGTTCGTGGTGCCGTAGTCAATCCCGAGGGCGTGCAGGCGACGCATGGGGGGCATCTCGTCATGCTTGACGATCATCGTGTTGTGGTCCCACATTCCGAAGATTGCGCCTTCGGCGGCGACCCACAGCCCTCGGACGAAACGGTCGTACCACAGGCCCGAGTAGAGGCGTTTGATGCGGGATCGGTACTCGTCGTCGAGGGACGGGTTGTCGTCCATCGTGAAGTGCTCCACGTACCAGTCGTGGAGCAGGTCTTCAGGTTTGGTGGCGGGGTCGAAGTGCGGGGTCCCCGGCACCCGGTTTAGGTACTCGGACTTGAGCCAGTGGCCGGGGCTGTCGGGGTTTGTGGTCCCGAACAGTTGCGCCCCAGGCACGGATAGTCGGGCGTGCAACTGCTTGAAGAACGTCTTGTTTAGGACGGTGATCTCGTCGCAGTACGCCTTCTGGAGGGTCATGCCTCGGATGCGGGACTCTGAGCTTTCATCGTTTGCGCCGACGATGTGGACGGTCCTGCCGAACATGTGCGCGTTCGGCGCGTTCTGCCTGTAGTGGATGTGTGGCCGCAGGTAGGCGAAGGTGGGCTCCGTCTCGATCGGCTCGAACACGTTGCGGTAGATGCTGTCCCGGTTCTTGCCGACGACGACAATGCCGCCGCGTGGGCCTGCCTTGATCGTGCCTTCGATGATGAGCATGAGCCACGAGAAGGTTTTGCCGGCGCGGACTGCGCCCTCGAAGATCGACACGGCAGACTGCTCGGCCTTGGTGAAGGCGCGGCGTTGCTTTGCCGACATCGCGGGGGCTGTCACGTGTCGTCTTCCTCCGTGTTGGTCGGGGTGCCGCGTACGGCTTCGATGAACTTCTCGAACATTTCTCGGGCGTCGGCGCTGTTGTCGTTGCTGTTGAGCTTGTCGAGCTGGAACAGTTTGACGTAGCGGTCGTGGACCTGGACGAGTGCGTGGACGGCTTTGACGTCGCCTTGTTCGAGGGCTGGCATGAGTGCGCGGAGGCCCATGTCTAGGCGTTCGAGTTCGAGTTGGAATAGCTCTTGTGCGTTCTCGCGGTAGAGGTCTTTGAGTCCGGCTTTGATGAGTCCGTGGACGCCGGGGACGCTGTAGCCGATAGCTTCACCGATTTCGGCGAGCTGGTGACCTTTGCGGCGCATGTCGAGGGCGATGTTGATCTTCTCGGCGCGTGCGATGTTCTTGGGTCTGGTTACTTGTTTGCCCACGTGCAGCCTCCTGGACTTTGTGGGGGTGGTGGGCCGCGTTGGGGCGCGGCGAGTCGCGTGTCATTGTTCCTGACGGTGCGGGGTGGGAAACACGGACTGTCTTCTGGGAAGGGGTTGACGTTGACGGCAAGTTGACGTAAGTTTGACCTCGAAGCCGGAACTGCCGACCGGCCCCAACGGAAGGACACAGTGTGAAACTCTCGGAGCGTATCCGTCACCACGCGGACCAGATCGAGGACCCGACTGCCGGCGCGATTGCGGTGGAGGTGGCGCGGGACATCGTCGCTGAGGCGGATGGTGATGTGGAGCAACTTGTCGAGCTGATCGCCACTGTTGCTGCTGCTGCGGTTCGTGCCGAGCTTGGTAATGGTCGGGCGAACGCGACGACCGGCTACAAGCGGGCTGTGACGAACCCGGATGTGAAGGCGTCTCCGTCGGCGCGGTTTGAGCGGCGGCGTTCGGCGTGGGCGCGGATGCTTGATGAGCGTGTGATGGTTGGTGGCGTGTACAAGCGTCAGGGTGATTGCACGGTGGAGGATTTGCAGGCTGCGGTTGTGGAGCGTGAGACGCACATTGAGAAGGTGCGTTGGCATGTGTCGCGGTTGAATGCGTGTATCGCGGCGATGGAGCGTCTCGGTGTTGCGACTCTTGGTGAGGTTCCCGAGGGTGCGATTGATGAGATGGTGTTGGCGGTAGCCGCCTAAAGACTTGCCGGGGCCAGGAAGCTCTCGAAACCCAAATGTCTACCGCCCCGGCACCCAACTTGCAACAGCCAGTCGTGGTCCGATACCCAAAGTACCGCCGCTGTTGCATAGCCCGAGTAGAACACTCCCACGTGCGAGTCGTGGGCGGGCACAAGGGCGTCGCCATTCCCCCAACGGAACCCAGTTGTGAAGCGCGACGCCCCCAACGTCACAACGCCAATCCGCCGGCGAAGTCCAAACCATCCCCGCGTTGTGAACGCCCTACTGGCAGACGTCCCGGTTCGAGTCCGGGAAGGGCACGAGAGACAGGGCCACCACGCCCCCGAAACCCAACGGTGTCGCGCCCTGTCTCCGCAACTTCACAACGCCAGTCCTCATGCGAAGCCCATTGACGGCTCGCGTTGTGATAGCCCGAATGGTTTAACCCTGGTTCGATTCCGGGGCGGGCACGAGGACACAACCATCCAGCCCACGAAGCCCAAGGTCGGCACGTTGTGTCCCACAAACTTCCCCCAGCCGACTGACGTACGAAACCCATACCGAGTTCGCTGGGGGGGGAACCAACTTGCACGGCCACTAGTGCCTCGAAACCCAACACAGTAGCGCCGTGCAACACCGCCCCTGCCAGGGCCAACCGGAAGGAAACACCATGACCACCACCGCACTCCCCAACCTCCCCACCAAAACCGGCGGATGGCTCGACGACCCCACCCTCGGAATCCACGCCCGCGCACTCGACGACATCGAGAACATGCGCAAAAGCCTCGCCAACCGGCACCGCATCCTCACCACCCCCATCGACATCGAAGACGAAGACGGCATCGCACGCGGTCACGGCATCCCGCAGGATCACCCCGAAGCCATCAAACTCGCCATGCTGCTCGACACCACCGCCGCCATCGAAGACCAGGCCGTCAAAAACCTCGAAAAGGCCATGAAAGTCCACCCCCTCGGCCCGTGGGTCAAAACCCAGGGCGGCGTCGGCAACAAGCAGGCAGCCCGCCTCCTCTCCGCCGTCGGCGACCCCTACTGGAACGACCTCCACGAACGGCCCCGCACCGTATCCGAACTGTGGGCCTACTCCGGCCTCCACGTCACCGACGGGGAAGCCGCCCGCCGCCGCAAGGGCGTCAAGTCCAACTGGTCCACCGACGCCAAAACCCGCGCATGGCTCATCATCGGTTCCTGCCAGAAGCAGCTCAAGTCCACCTGCGAATCCGTCGACGGGATCGCCACCCACGTCGAAGACTGCAAGTGCTCCCCCTACCGGGTCGCCATCGACGTACGCCGTCAGCGCACCGCCGTTACGCACCCCGAGTGGACCAAGGGGCACAGTCTCGCCGACGCACAGCGAGTAGCCGCCAAGCTGCTGCTCAAGAACCTGTGGATCGAGTCGAAGCGCCTCTACGACGAGGGCTAACCGATACTTGCGCGGCCTTGCTCCCACCGAAACCCGTACGACATGCGCCGCGTACAGCGAAACCCCCCGCCACTCGGCGGGGGGTTTCGTCATGCGTGGGGTGGTAAGACTGGAGACCCAGGGCGCTTCAAGTGAGAGGCGCGCAAGGGCCGTTCCGCTGATCCGGCGAGAGTCGAACTCGCTGCCGTCGGTTTTGGAGACCGGGGCGCTGCCGCCAGCTCGGACCAATGACCCAGCCATGACCGCCTGTGGTTTCATCCGGTGGCGGACAGAGGGACTGGGTACGTTTGCCTCGCCGGGTGACCGCTGGCGAGGAAGCGGTGCCCATCGCTGCCGTGGCTACACGATGGGCGGGTCACGTTGACGATCCCTTGCGGGGCGGCGGACGTGATCCCTCCAACCCGGTCTAAGCCGGGGATTGTGCGCGGCGTGGGGGTCCGGGTCTGCCCCCGGGCCTCCCCACGCCACTTCCCGATCCGTCGTAACGGTGGGCGGTGC